TATGCTGACCCTTATATTGGCTGTTTTTGTAGGGCTTCAATTTGTTGAGTTCATACTGTCGCTTCCTATAATTTAGGCGATTGTATTTTTCGATTGCTCTTAACCGTTCTTTTTCGCACCATTCCGGGTCTTTTCGTAAGCGTTCTTCTCTCTTTCTTGCATCTGCCTTCGTACAGGTCTTGCACTTACCTAAAAGCCCATCTTTCATTCGGGGGTGGGCATAAAACTCAGTAGTGTCCTTTTCTTCTCCACATTTAAAACAAATCTTCGTCGCCATTTTTTTTGCTTAAAGATAATTTAAAATGGTAGTCAAAAGGGTAGTTGTCTGTTTTCATTTTACGGGATTACAGAAAACCCTTAATTAAAAGGGAGATCGTCTGCATCATCCGGACTCGTTGCCATTTGCGTTCCACCTTGCGAAGGTGGTGGAGCCATAATATCTGCCTGGCTCTCGGACTGACTTGCGCCTCCTGATCCCACAGATCCTTCCTTCTTCTTCCCCACGGGAAACTCAACATTTTCGACCACAACGATGGTCTTAAGCCTCTTTTCTCCTTCCTGCGTCTCCCAACTCTCGGTTGAAAGATGGCCGGTAATCTGAATCGGATCTCCCTTATGAAAGTACTGATTGACAAATTCGGCCTTCTTATTATACGCCTTGAATGAAAACCAATGGGTGATTTGCTCATTGTCTTTATTCTTGTATGACCATGCCAGGGAGAAATCACAAACTGAAAACTCATCATTCACCCTGCGGTATTGGATATTTCCAATGTATCCGGAAAATACAACTAAATTCATAATATCAGTTATTTGGGGTAATTACTTTTATCAACATTAATCTCCCATAGGTGACGGCAGTATGGATGAACGTTTACAAACTGATCCCGGGGAGGGAATATTTCTGCCATAAAAATGTTATCCGGGCAGAACGTATAACGGGCCTCTTTCATCTCCGCATAGCTTGGTAACGCATTGGGAGTTGAAATAGACAGGTGCCACAGCCCATCGTCAACGGAGACAATTACTGCGCACCTGCCCATTTTATACTTCTTCAGTTCACTCATAGCTTCAGCCCATCGGCCGTCTTGTCAATGATTGTATTCTCCGGCTTGTAGCTATTGGGATACGGGTTCGGTGTATCCAACCGCTTCAGATCCATCCCTAACCACATGATTGCTTCCTGGAGCTTTGTGATCGCAAGGGATCTCTCCCGGGAAGGAGGACATTTCCTGAGTTCCTGTAACTGAGAATCAAGACCGACCCGGAGTCGTTTGTCTGCCCTTACGTCATCATCCATGGTGACAACTGCATTGAACAGAGGTTTGGTTAAGGAAGTTACAATGGCATGAAATAAAACATCCTTCCTCTGCTGATGCTCCGGGAGCTTGTCAAAAGGAACAATACATGGATGAGTCTTCTTTTCTGCGTCCTTTTCCGGACCATACACCCATCCGTCTGCAACCTTGGCCGCCATCCAACTGTTATGTTGTGCGTCCGGATCTGCATTGGGATTGGCTATAACAAACTGCACTCCCTTAATTGCCGATTCCTTCTGCCATAAAGGGGCCTCCTCCCAATCAACCTGAGAGAAGTCTTCATTAGCCTCACACCAGGCCTTGTTCGCCTGATGGCAAATCATTGCGATCAAAATAATCATCTTGTCTAACATAGCGTTTATGATATTGATTGTTAATAAAAAGAGGGGTCCATGCCATCTCGACACAGATCCCCTCCGTTAAATGTACTGTAAGAGTGATTCAAAGATATCACAGCTTGGCGTTCCATGCAAGTAATTCCTTTATTATGCTTGGATGAGCTTTCTTGCAAAATGCCTCCTTATCTCCGAATCTTGTCAACGCACCCGGTATGTTACCGGCTATCTCTAAGTACCGCTTATCAGTAATGGGCGGTTTGAGGGTGTTTAAAGCCCCGTAGAGCTTCGCAGCTTCAGAAAACTCCCTTTGTCCTTCTTCCGGCAGATCCGGGATCTTGATCTCAACCTGATCGTAAAAACCGGTATTCACAGGCATAGCTCCTGCTCCCATATCCTGCTGAGGATCCTCATCCTGCTCTCCCGTTTCTATTGGTTCCATGGGAGGCAACCCCTGATCGTCCTGCGGTTCCTGTTCCGGGGGAGCTTCATGCTGCTGTTGCTGCTGTGTTACAGGTCCCATAGAGGCTTCGTACTTAGATACCACATCAGCCAGGGTGCCGTCCTGATAGGAAAGAATGATCTCCCGGAGCTTTTTGTTGGTGTTCTTCCCGGAAAACAGATTCATAGCCTTCCTTGTCAGTTCAATGTTCTCGCATATCTCCTGCAGTACCTCGGCCTTCATCTCCTTCATCTCCTCCTCCGTATATCCGGAGTGCAAATCTTCCCTTCCTTCCTGATTCTGTGCCGGAGGCGTTGGAGCGATATCCCTCTCGTCAACCACTCTCTGATTCGTGCCGGCCATCGCATCCATCACTCCCTGCACTATCGTTGCCTCCTGCACTCCGGGCTTGTCTCCATTCTTTTTGTCAATAATCTGTGACGCTTTGGTGGTGAGATTCTGTGATCTCTCCTGATTAAATTGTCTGTCAGGAATGATGATCGGCTGACCACTCGGAGTATCTATTGAGGTCGTGGTATCAACCGGAATATCCCGGGCCTCCTCCTCTGTGTAACATCCGGCCATAACATCAGGAAAGAGATCTCTCGCAAGAAATCCCAACGCCCGGTATTTCATCATCCTCTCCGGATACTTGTACCATGATGACTTCTTGTGTCTCCATCCATCCTGGCTCTTTAACATCTCATCAGTCACCCATAATCCGGCTTTCTTCGCCTGGGTTACGGAGAATGATCTTGACAGTTTTTCTTTGGTATCGGATCTCTGTGCTGAGATTGTCACGACAAAGGTGCCGGCCTCAATGGATCCCTCCTCCGTCTCCTTCCAGGTCCCCGGCTCTACCTTCCCGGAGTTAAGGATCAAACTTTTGGCTCCATCACCCTTAATGGATAACAGACCATTCACCGGGACAATCTGCTGAATTGCTGTCATAAATGGCATTCCTAATTGACTGCCATGGATGCCAACCATCATAAGTGCAGGAACATTACCCTTGGTATAATCCCTATCGTTTGTCCCTGGAATTTTTGCATAAAAGAAATCCGGAACAAGCCTACTGTCAAGTATAAATTGACAGAATTCTTTCATTTTTTCAAGGCTTTCCATCGCCTCGTTGACCAGAGGAAGGTTATTCCCCTTTAAGATCGAAATCTCTTGATTCATAGCTTATTTTTTTAAGTTTAGTAAATAATTTTTTTTAGCTTCCATCGCATCAATGAAGGTATTAAAATATCCAATATGAATGTCTTTCCTATTAATCATTATCCTTGCTCTAAACATTTTCCGCTTAGGGTCAAAGTTATTGTTCTTCGTGAAGTCATCTCTGCGATTAAGTCCATTCTCAGATGCGGAACATAGCCTTAAGTTATATCTCTGATTGTTTAGTCCATTACCATCAATATGATCCGTGCGCATCTGTAAATTTGAATTCATTAATTGAATGTGCATTAAGATTGGAGCTTTACGACCATTCTTATCCTTCCCGGCTCTTTGTGCATAAATAATGTTTTTGCGCTTGGCTATACTCCATTTATATTGATTAAGACTATTAAAGTCGGTATCATCAACTAATGCCTCGTAGCCATGGTTAAGTTTAATCCTTTTCATCACCTCGAATAGTTATAGCGTCCATCCGGAGTTGGATCTGACCAATTCCGTTGCCCAGGTGCAACCCACGGGATCCCAAGGAACCCATAGAAATCTGCTTCCGTATTAAATACCGGAGGCTTAGTGGGATTCTCGGCATACTCCGGAAGGATCTTCCACACATTCCCTTTCTTCACACACTCCTTCTTCCTTCTCAGGCCATCCTCCGTTCCGCACCATCCCAACCGGTTCCAATTCGTAGCTAATTGGCAATGACTATACCATGCCGATCCGGTCCTGATCGCAAGGATCCTGCCGTAGTCCCAGGTTGTCGTAACATACAACTCAATCTGAACACCACTTGCAGGATACTTAAAACGCTTGAGTCTCGGACCATTAAGCACCAGGCCTGGATAGTCTTTATGAAATAGGGTGCCAAGAGGATGGAGAGGGTTTTCAACACAGACGATTTCTATATCTCCTATCTCTCGGCAACCCCGTCTTATACTGCCGGCCACCTCCTGTTTTGCAACATGAGGCTCAATCAGGGCCATGAATCTGTTAGCCAAATTAACCGCCCTTACATATGGCATCTTTGGACCTTCGCTCATGTCATCAACTTTGGCATCCCTTCTCTCATCTCAGGCTCCTCAGTCACTTTCCGTGGACTGTAAGACTCCCCTCTGAGTTCGGGATGTTGTTCCTGGATCTTTTGCCTTGTTCTCCGTATGCTTTCGGTGTCTGAGTACCTGCCATGAGTAAAATCATAGGCAAACGCCTTAAAGGAGATGGTTGGAAGATCTCTATTCTCCCTGACCCATACGGCAAGCATCAGATACCGATCGTTGTCCCTTGCCTTGGGATTCTCGATCAATATTTGCTTAACGGTATCCTTAATGGACTCCACCTTATTTAGCATACCCATGGCTCTACTGCTTTACGCAGGACAGACCCTCAACGGCATTAAACCATCGGGCCTTCCCATCCTGTTGGATCTTCTTGCTTCCTCGTAGCTGAAAGGAGATATTTACCCAATCTCCCTCACGAATATTGTTAAGGAGGCCCATGTTCTCATTCACAAAATCAAACGCCACCTCCTGACGGTATTTCTGATCTGCAAAGACTTCGATCACGCATATGCGCTTTGACATCTTCTCAGTAAAATACACCGGCATACCAACGTGCAACACCTTGCCATCAATGTTGAAATCATTTTTCTGCTGCTTTCCCATCTTCTTCGATTTTTCTTGTTAATGTATTATTGAACTCCTGAATGGCATCCTTCATCTCGTTGTAGTAAAGAGTCTCCAGGAGAGTAAAAAACTGTTTGATTGTTTCAAGGGTCAGGTTCTTGAATGGCATCTCGTTTGATAGCCCAAACTCCCGAAACCCTCCAATATCGAATGTTAATGACCACCGATCTGATGGACCTTTCTTTTTGATGTAACCAAGGACCTTCGTACACTTGTCCATCATTTCTTTTGCTTCCTTGGCCTTCTGATACTTTTCCAGGCCATAGTTTACCCGGGAATAGGTTTCCCCGCTTACCATGTTTTTCAGTTCATTTTCCATAGCATTATCAAGTTAAGTGATTAAGTGCATAATGAGATAAAAGGACGGCATCCGCAGCATACAATGGTATATCTGCTTTTGGATACAAGTTCCGGGCAATGTTCAGCAACCTGGTCTTCCACTCTTTCTTTGATTCTTCCTTCTTTTTGGTCATTGAATACAACTTCTGCCACTCTTTAGGAAGGACCTCCAAAAATGGAATGTCATGTGATACTAAACAGCCCCGGACAAATCCGTAATTCTGACCGAACTTGAACGAACTCACAACCCCCTGGTCGGGCATAGCGTTAACACGCTCGATGGCCGCAAGGGTCCGGGATCCCATCTGCTTACGCAGTATTGCCCCAAAAATGAATTCTTTGATGTCATGCTCAGTCTTGCCGTTCATGCCTAATATGCGTAGGCTGCCGTCCTGGATGATAGCAATGGCCCCGGAAGATCCTCCGGGATCCACACCTATCACTATATATGGAGATGGATTATTCATCGTGATTCTACTCCTATTACTCGGATATCTCCCGGGAGAAAGGTCCTGATCAGACCGGTCTGCATCTCCTGACAGATCCCAACGGTATAATTGATCCCATATGGTTTCCCATGCTCATCCTGCAATAGGACATACTCTAAGCCCCAATGCAGCAAATAAAAGTTGACAGGATCTACTGCCGGCTCCCATTTCTTCAAGGTCTTATCATAAACCCGATTATCCTTGTCAACAGGTAAGCCATCTGCGTTAACCCGTGGCAACTTAATTTCAACTATTGTTCGTCTATTGCTCATTCGTCAAGATATCTATAATGAAATGCCTCTCCTGTCCTTGCTCCGGCTGTGCTGTTCTTTCCCCGGCACACCCGACTTATCATCTCTGCAGTCACTCCATTTTTCCGTCCGGCCTCCATCACTGTTTCATATCTCGCCACTTCATTCCCAAACTGATCCATCTTTACAACTTTTCTTCTATGTGATCTTCGACTGCGTCCGTTGTCAAATCCCCCAACCCAGGTCATGTTTAAGTATGGGAGGAATTCTTGTTTGAGCGATGGATCAACTAACCGATTCTCAACCATTTCTCTCCAAATCCCCTCTACAAACCTTGCCTGATTCATGGGTCAGAAACTATTATAGTCCAACTTACCAAACTCCTGGTCTATGTAGTCCTCCGGAGGATTCTCCTTCGTCCTGTTGTTAAACGTTCTGCTCTGAGATCCCTTCTTCTCGGACCAATTCACTACCCCTAACTTGCCGAAATCAATACTCTCTGCCTGGTTCTGAGTAAGAAATTGAATGAAGATGTTTTTCAGCCTGTTTCGTTCATCGTCAATTTTCCCCTTCATCTTCTTTAGAAAGTTATCTCTCTTGGCAAGTGCGTAGAGTTGCATATTCCCTTCCACACTCGGACGGATCTTCACAAACCTCTCTGCCATGAAATCCTTATAAGCCTCACTTGAATCCGGTTCCGGCTCATACCTCTGTATAAGGGCCTCGTTCTTCTCGGTTTCAGAGACGTTGCCCATGGCCTCAGCTATGTCAGCAAGTCTCTTGGCCTCTTTTGCCGGCACGACTCTTTCATACCACCATGCCTTCGACAGGGAGAGGATCCGGTTCATCAGGGCCTCATCTCTCTGAACTTTCTCTACCACGAAATCAGCCCCATCTACAAGCATGGCAATCTCGGCATAATCAGTTTCCAATAAAGCCATATAGATATGGATCTGCGCAAGGTGATAGATAGGGATCCCGTCCTCCCATATTTTGCTCATCCAATAGCCCATGTTCTTACATTCAAGCACGGCCTCCTCCTTCAGGGCTTCCCCGGTGATCAGATTAAAGCCACCTTTGATGTTGATAAGGCGGTCCACTTCCCCAAAGAGCCACGGATAATTGGGGTTCACAATGTACCCATTGAGGTTCCTGCAGTTGCGTACCGGCCGGTTGTTCTTGAAGTTCTCAATGTAACCATCCTTGGTGCCATCGTAGTACTGCCATATGTCTGCGATAGACTCCTCCTGATGCCGGCCCCAAAACATACGCTCATTGTCGTCTCTCCGGGGTTCAATGGAGCCTATCTTCTCATGGAATAGCCTGACCGCAGTATCATACTTGTTAATGCCAAGTACAGTCCCGATCTCAGATCCTCCTATGCCGTTTCTTCGGAACGCATACCACTCATCGGTATGGTGAGGGATATTGATAACCTTGATGTGACTTTTCATTGCTTTGGAGGATTGAGTTTGAGATTCAATGGTTCCAATTCCTTGAAGATCCTGGTGAAGATCTCCTGTAGGATGTCAGCCTGACCCTGCATCATCTCTCTCTGCTGCCTCCCCTCGTAGGATACATTATTGTACCATGAAGCATACAGGTGAGCCATGAGATCCACCAAGGCCTCGTGCTGACTGATCATTTTCTTGACGGCATTATACAGCTTGGCATAGTCAATATTTCGGCTATCCAGGATCTTATACTTGCCTTCTGCCCGGGCCTTCTGTTCCTTGTCAATCCATTTTTGGTTTGGATCCTGAAGGATCTCCATTGCCCGTTTAACCTCTTTGTCCAAGGTATCCCAATGAAGCTCTTTCCACCGGTCAAGCTCCTTGGCGCACTCCCAATTATTTGTTATTGATTTTTCGTCTGCCATGACTTTTAGTATATGTAAACAATTTGATCTTCAGTAATGAAATGGTACTCTACATCGTCCATAATCATAACGCTTGCTCCTTTTCGCTTATACTGCACCCGGTTCCCCTGGGATACGTCTTCACAACCGGGACCACAGGCAACAACGTTACCTATGATCGGCTGCTCTTTTACAGTCTCCGGGATATGGATCCCTCCCTCACTTTTCTCCGGAAGGTTCTCCGGAAGTATCAGTACTGCTTTCCCTTGTAGTCTCATCATCCTCAAATATTACATCTGTGATTTCATCTTCAAATACCGGAAGGTTATTGTCCTCTCCCTTCTCCGGGCCTCCCCTCAATTCGCTTAGTGCATCATAAAGCTCCTTCGGAAGGTTGTCAAGGTTATGGAACCTGACCTGGGCTTCCTCCCTGTTGCGGATCTCTATCCAATACGGCATATGGAGGTAGGTCCCTCCTTCGGCAATTTCAAGCCTCATGGCCATTGAATAAAGAAATTCAAGTACCTCCTTGGGTATCTTCAAATCAAAATCTGCTGCGTTTACTGCTTCTTGGTCCATGGTTGTATAGTTTAAAATGGTAGTGTATCATCGTCTTCTTTTTCATAGAAAGTAAATGTAGGCCCGGGAGACGGGACGCTTTTCTGTCTCTCATTCTCCTCCTTGAATTCCTCATCCTTCCGGGGATCAAATAACTTCTTTGAAGCATCAAGGACAAACCGGCCACCGGTCTTCATGATCATCCGGACACGGTCCTCAACGCCAATCTCCTCAAACCGGATCTTCTCAGTTCTGATAATGGTCGGTGCATTGGGAACCACATACCACTTCTCGTCTTCATCCATGTCAGCCAGGGCCAATCCCTGTCGTCTCGCTGCCTCAGAGGATATCTTCTTCAGTTTGTACCGGTGTATCAGGATCCCGATATCTGCCTTCTCTTTCCATGCAGAGGATCCCTTGATGTCATATAGAGACGGCATTTTGTAGTTTTCTCCTACCTGCTCGATCTTACGTGGGTGTACTATGATAATCCCGTGGAGATCCCAATAGTCGTTGAAAGCAATCAACCGGTCAAGCTGCTCACTTATGAAGGTGGTTTCCTGTTGCCACTTAGGTTGCTCATGCTCGATCTTATTCCAGGCATCAATCACATAGCCAAAAATATTCTCAGTCTTCTTTAGGTACTCCAAGTACTTCAGGATGTTGTCAAGGGTATTCACCTTGTCTGCCCGGCTCTTGTCTCCATCCCAACGCTCGAAATTCTTCCTGTCCGGAGAGATCACAAAGAAGTGCTTTTCAACCCATCTTTTTGTTGTACGGAAAGCCTCGTCTGACAGAGAGTTTTCCCCAAGACCTTTACGAATATTCATCCCTGTTGCAGCCTCTATGATCTTGGCATATTCCCTCGCCACCGGCCGGTTCTCGGGAGTAAACATAGCCCACCGCAGATCCTCCTTCTCATTGTGTTTGATCATCTCAGTCAGCCACCAACGGATCCACACCGACTTGCCGGCACCCGGAACCCCTGTGACAAACGTGATGAGCTTTGGTTTAACCGTAAACAACCGGTCCACCTCCGGCACCCCACACCCTAATCCCGGAATGAATCCATTGTTCCGGATCTTATCAAGGTCATCAAGTATCATATGCAACCGTAGTACTCCGGCCACCGGTACGCTGCTTATGTTGTTGTAGCAATCAATCACCCCTTGCTTGCCCAGGGGTGGCAGA